CCGCCGACATCCAGAACTTCATGGGCACCATGCTGGGGCAAAACGCGGCGGCGGCGTTCCGCATCTTCTTCGATGCCGATGCGGAGACCGGGCGCATCGTTGCGGGCCGGCGTGTCACGTCCTACCTCAACAAATGGTTCGGCAATACGCTCGACATTGAAGTGCATCCGTTCCTTCCGCCCGGGACGATCTTGTTCTGGTCGGATCGCACGCCTTACGAGCTTTCGGGGGTGCCGAACCTTCTCGAAGCGCACGTGCGGCAGGATTATTACCAGATCCAATGGCCGTTCCAGACTCGCCGGTACGAGTATGGCGTTTATTGCGACGAGGTGTTCGCCTGCTACTTCACGCCAGCGTTCGGGGCGATCACCAACCTGAACGGCACCAACGGCAATGCCAGCATCTGAGGGTCGGATGGCGCAGGGCGAGAACGCGGCATCCGCGAGGGAAGTGTACGCGCGACTGGCTGACGACAGCGTTGCGGAAACAAAACAAATCTCGAGCGGCATCGTGCTCAAGGTCCCGGACGGCATGACGGAGATTGCTGTCGAGGGGCAACGGTTCCGCGTCGAAGACGGCATTGTAAAGATCCCAGGCGCCCTTGTCGAGACTGCCCGTGCGCATGTCGATAGCGTCGCGGCGGCGGCGCAACGAACGGCCGCGCGCCTTGAACGAGAACTTTCCTCAGAGGGGCGAGCGGCTCTACGCAAGGCCTGGAACATCGTTCGCGACTCTGTCGAGCGCGAGCTCAGCAAGGCACCTTGATGCTCGTGCGGGTGCCGGCTGGGCTGCAGGTCGTGAGCGTCGGTGGCCAGGACTATACGGTGGACCGATTCGGCGTGGTCGAGGTGCCGGCAGATGTCGGCGCGGCGCTGATTGCGAACGGTGGCGGATTTGCCGAGGTGACCGAGCGACCGCCGTCGGCGCCGCCGGCGCCGAGCGGGTGATGTGCCGCCATGGCTGAGCCGCGCGATCTCTGCGACCTGGCGAGCGTCAAGAGTTTCATCGTTCCGGCGCTGAGCGCGACGACCGCATCGGATGCGGTGCTGTCGGCGCTGATCTCCGGCGCGAGCCGGTCGATCGAGGCCTATCTCGGGCGCGAACTGATGGCGCAGAGCTGGACCGAGATGCGCAACGGCACCGGGCAGGACAAGCTCGCGCTGAAGCACTGGCCCGTGCTTTCGGTGAGCAGCGTCACGATCGACACGAGCGCCATCCCGGCAACCGGCAATCCGCCGACGCAAAGCTGGGGCGGCTACACGTTCGATAACCGCTTCGTCTACATCGCGCCCGGGTTTCTCGGCTTTCCGGCCTATTTCCAGCGCGGCATCCAGAACGTGCAGATCGTCTACGCGGCGGGCTACATCACGCCGGGGATGATCGCCGTGGCGGCTCTGCCAGGCTGGGCGGCGAGCACGGCCTATGCGGCCAATGCGCAGATCCAGGCGGGCGGCATGGTGTTCACGACCGCGGCGGCCGGGACGAGCGGTGCGTCCGCGCCGGCATGGCCGACGCAGCTCGGGGCGACGGTCGCGGATGGCACCGTGACGTGGCAGGCGACGGGCGAGGCGGTTTCGCTGTTCGCTGGCGCTGAGTTGCTGCCGGACGGCATCAGGGTCGCCGCGATGCAGCAGGTGGCGCTGCTCTTCAAGAACCGCACACGGGTCGGCGATACCGGAACGGGCGAGGGGCCGCAGCGGGTGAGCTACATGAACCAGGGGCTGCACAAGACGACGTGCATGATGCTCGATCCGTATCGGGATTGGGCGTTTCCGGGCGACGTTTACTGAACCATGGCGCTCGGTCGCGAGGCCGTCTACGCGGCCTTGTTTCAACAGATTTCGGCCCTCTTGCTGGCGCCAGCAGGTCCATTCAACTACGCGGGCCGGCGCCCTGTCTCGATCGGCACGCTGGGTGCGGAACAGTATCCGGCCTTCGTGCTGGTCGAGCGGGGCGAAGATTACGACCGGGGCAAGCTGTTCGCCCCGGCCAAGGTGACGCTGTTCGCCGATCTCTTCATCTACTCGATGCAAGGCGATGTGCCGGACGAGAGCGATGTGCCGAACCTGAACCAGCTTGCCGATGCGGTCGAGAACGCGGTGCAGGCGGCGTGCGGGCCGACGGCGCAGAACACGCTGAGCGGATTGGTGCAGGAAGCATGGATTCTCGGGCGCCAGGTGGTGACGCCAGGCAGCTATGCGCAGCGGCAGAGCGAGCAGATCATGGGACTGGCAGTGACGCTGCCGCATAGCAGATGAGCGGCCTGACCTACGGCTCTCTGCCGGTTGCGATCGATCCGACGGCATGGGCGGGGCGCAGTTTCAGCCCGGCCGAGGCGCAGGATGTCGGCAGCATCCAGGCGGCGATTGCGGGGCAACTGAGCGGGTATTTCGGGGGCGCCGGCCTGGCGATCCCGGTCTATGTGTTCCCGGATTTCGATCTCGATACGTGGTGGCAGTCGAGCGCGATCGCGTTCGTGCTGATCTCGTATCAGGGCACCCGATTCGGCAAGCCGATGAGCACCGATGCCATGGTGCAGGAGCGCGTCATCAGCTTCGATGTGCATGTCGAGGCGCGGCAGACGGCATGGGCACTGACCGGGACGGGCAGCGTCTATGCGCTGGTCGATGCCATCGAGGCGGCGCTCACGGGGTTCCGGCCGCCGAGCTGCCGCAATGCGTATTTTAGCGAGGAGCGGTTCAGTGAGCAGGACCCGGAGGGCCGGGTGTGGCTCTATGACATGCGGCTCGAAGTGCCGACGCTGAAGCTGAAGACCGAGCCGACCTATGCGCTGGCGAACCTGGTGGAAGCGCAGATGTACGTGGCGGCGCTGGCCGTGGCGCAGGGACAGCCGGTGACGACGGCGAACTACACGTTCTCGGGCACGACGCTGACGCTGCCGGGGCCGACGCCGCTGGTGGTGGGGGCGGTGAGCAACGCCACGGCGACGCAGCTCTTCCAGGAGTTCGTGGACTGGGAGTGCGACGGAACGACGGGGATCGTGACGGCGCTGGCGGGCGGGGCGATTGCGGCCGGCTCGACGGTGGAGATCGCCTGGGCGGCGGCCGAGACGCTGACGATTACCTGATCCGCTCGATTTGAGGGCCGCGCGCGGCCGAGGGGAAAGATATGCCTGCAAATTTCCTGCACGGAATTGAAGTCACCGAAATCACGACCGGGCCGGTGCCGATCACGGTGGTCAACAGCGCTGTGATTGGCCTGGTCGGCACGGCGCCGCAGTGGGCGACGCCGAGCGGATCACCGACGCCGCCCGAGGCGAACACGCCAACGCTGGTGAACTCGGCCAGCTCGGCCAGCCAGTTCGGGCCGCTGGTGCGCGGGTATTCCATTCCCTACGCGCTGAACGCGATCCTGGCGCAGGGCTCGGGGCAGATCATCGTCGTCAACGTGTTCAATCCGTCCGTGCATCAAACGACGGTGGTGCCGGCGACGATGAGCATGCCGGCGAGCGGCCCGCAGGTGATCAACCTGAAGCAGATGGGGATCATCGGGCCCGGGCTGCCGAACAGCGGATCGCTGACGACGACCGTGACCGTGGCGCCGGCGACCGCGCCCGGCAACTGGACGGCCACGACCGCCGAAACTCTGGGAACGCTGATCAAGCCCACGACGGGCAACAGCGGTGCCTACGTGTTCAAATGCACCGTGGCGGGCACCACCGGCAGCACAGAGCCGAGCACCTGGAACCAGACGGTGGGCGGGACGACGACGGACGGCACACCGTGACCTGGACCAATGTGGGGCTCACCGGCTACCAGGAGGGTGCGAGCAAGGATTACACCGTCGATTACGTGAACGGCTTCATCTATGCGGTGAGCGGCGGCGGCATCGCGAGCGGCGAGAGCCTGAGCATCGGCTATTCCTATGCCGATCCCACGAAGGTGCAGGACAGCGACATCGTCGGCACGGTGTCAGGTGGCGTCTACACCGGGATGCAGGCGTTCCTCACCACCTTCCAGAGCATGGGCATCTTCCCGAAGCTGCTCATTGCGCCGGGCTTCTCGCAGGACGAAACGACCGCGGCTGGGCTGACCACGCTGGCCGGCACGGTGCGCGGCATGGCCTTCATCGACAGCGCGCCGGCCACCACGGTGGCGGCGGCGATCAGCGACCGCGGCACGAGCGCGCAGGCGTTCGATACCTCGAGCTACCGGGCGGTGCTCTGCTTTCCGCAGGAGATGTTCTACGACACCGGCATCGTGCCGACCGGCAACACGCTCTCCAACCAGGGCGCGGTGATCAACGAGCTCTACAATGCGAACGCCGACAGCCCCTATTCGCAGTGGGTCGCGGGCGCGACGGCGGCGCAGGACATCGCCAACGGCTACTGGTTCAGCCCGAGCAACAAGCAGATCACCGGGATCGTCGGGCCGGATATCGTGATGTACGCCTCGGCGTTCGATCCGGCGAGCGACACCAACAACCTGAACAGCAACGGCATCCTGACCGTGTTCAACGGCTTCGGGACCGGGCTTCGGGTGTGGGGCAACACCTCGGCCGCCTATCCGACCTATACCGATGCCGCGACCTTCATTCCGGTCAGGCGCACGATGGATGTGGTGGAAGCGAGCGTGCAGCTTGCCATGCTGCAATTCCTCGACCAGCCGATCACCAACGGGCTGATCAACTCGATCCTGGCGACCGTCAACGGCTTTCTCAGGACGCTGATCCAGCGGGGCGCCCTGATCGGCGGGACGTGCAGCTACAACCCGGCGGAGAACACGGCGGCGCAACTCGCGGCGGGGCAGCTCACGTTCGACATTTCACTGATGCCGCCGCCGCCGGCGCAGACGATCCAGTTCAACGTGTTCGTCAACACGGCGCTGCTCAATACGCTCGGGCCGGTGAGCGCGGCGCAGGCGGCGGCGTAAGGAGATTTCAGCATGGCGTCCCTTGTCATCAATTCGCTTTGGAACTGCAATGTCTATCTCAACGGCACGTCCCTGCTGGGGCGGGCGGAAGAATTCGAGGTGCCGCAGCCAAAGCGGCTGATGCAGGCCTACAAGGGTCTCGGCATGGCGGCGCGGATCGACATTCCGGTGGGCTGGGACAAGATCGAGGCGTCCATCACCTGGGGCAGCTTCGATGCGACCACGATCGGGCTCTTGGCGAGCTCGACGGCGATCCAGCAGTTTGCCGCGCTCGGCGATCTGCAGGTGCTGACGGCGGCCGGCGAGACCTCGGATGTTCCGGTGATCTACAACGTGTCGGGGCTGGTGATCGACCCGGGGCCGGTGCCGTTCAAGGCGCAGGAGAACATCACCTTCAAGACCTCGATCCAGGTCTACCACGTCGATCTGACGGTGGGAGGCAGCCAGGTCTATCTGTTCGATGCCTTCTCCAACCAGTTCATCGTCAACGGCGTCGATCAGCTTGCGCAGTATCGGGCGAATATCGGGGGCTGAGATGGCGAACGACGCGGCGCGCCGGCTTGACGCTGCGGAAAGCCGGCTTGACATGCACGACAGGAAGATCGCGCAGCTCGAGGTCGATATGGGCGAGATCAGGACCTATCTCGGCCAGACCGCGACCAAGGCTGA